GGCGAAACGCCATGCCAGCAGCGGGAAGGTGGAGAAGGAGCGCGTCGGTTTCGTCCTGCCACTCGGGCATTTCCTCCATAAGCTGGAAGGACATATACTCCGATACGCGGTCGCCTTGGGCGGCTTTCAGGCCATCGGGATCATCACCCGTAATCTTGGGCTTGACCACATCGGGGCCGTTCATGATGGCCGGGCCGGAACGGGCGTTGAACTGTAGGCACGCCGTGGTCAGGAGCGGATACTGGACGTTAGCGCACCCCTCGAACGGGAAGTCCTTCTCCGTCCGCTCTTGGCGCAGCATCTCCATCGCGGCATCAAAGTCAGCTTCCCAATCGGCGCGGCTGGACTTGTCGCGCTGGAAACCCTCGGTGCAGAAGACGGAGACGCGGCCTAGCTCGCCCTCAGACAGCGCGTCGGCGACGTTGATCGGCTGGCCCTGCTCATCACCACGGGCGAGCAAGTCGAGGTAGCCTTCGCCGCCAACCTCAATCGTTGACCCCGCAACCGCCTCATCAGTGGACACGGGGTCGGACGCTTCGACAATCGCTAGGTCGGCCATGTCCTAGTTAATGCCTAGGAATGGTGGAGATTGCAAGGGTGGTTGTTAGGCGGGGGGCTAAAGAGCAGGCGAAGGCAGCGGCCACTTGCTTCCACGCGGCGATCACCCGCGACGCCCCATGCTCAATACCCCGTCCTCTTGTTCTTCAGTGGATCAGTGCGGCGCGGAAATGCACCCACTGGCGTTCCTTGCCGGATTCGAACTCGCGCTCCTTGCGGAATGTCGGCAGCGCACGCCAGATAACGCGCTTCGGCGGCTTACCCTTCAGCGGCTCAACGGCGAAGGCTACCGCGTCGCGGCACATGACCTCTAGATCCACGTCGCTGTAGGCTGGACTCACTTGGCTGTCTGGCCAGAACACGTTCGTAACCGTCTCGCCCTCATAGGGCCGCTGAGCCTCGCCAAAGCCACCGCCCTTCAGGGCGGCCAGTGAAATCTGTAGGCCGTCAGGGCTCAGAACCTCGGATGGAGCGCCCTGTTCGACAGCGGCGCGGACTTCCTCAGGCGTCATGCTCAATATCCTGTTCGTTTGTTCTTCTGCTTGGGCCTAACGTAGTCCTCCCGTCCCTGGTTCTTCTGGACGGGGAAGGCGAAGGTGAGGGCTAGGCTGTCACCACGATCAGGAGACGCAAGCCCACGCTTCTTCATGTCCTTTTTGCGCTCAAGCTGGATGGCTTCGTTCGTGTCGTAGCCATATTGCACGCCAATCAGGTCTTGCTCAAGGTCGGGATCATCGGGGATGCAGCCCTTTTGAAGCCACGCACGCATCTTGGCCCATATCTCAGCGCGCTTGTTCGCGACCTTGATAATCTCCCCGCCAGGCAAGAGGATTCGGCCCCCAGCCCCGCCAAACTCAATGCCGATGCACGGGACGTTGAGTTGAACGAGCCGGTCCACCACGCCAGCGCCCACGCCCCCCGCGTCCACGAAGCACATATCCGCCCCTACGGCATAGAGGTGTTCCTGAACCTTGCCCGCGACTTGCATCAGCCAGCCGGGCTGTGACGGGTCGCCACGCATCTTGATCTGTGCGTAGGTCTTGGCGTCCAACCCCCGGCGCGTGGTTATAACCGTCTCATCATCCCCGAAGCGGGCCACGTCCACGCCAAGCACGATAGCGTCGCCCATGTGGAAATCAGGCGGACGCTTCATGGCGTCTTCAACGATGTTCGACGCGATGAACTGCATGGACCCTGCCCTTGGGAATGTTCCCTTGACGCGAACGCGGGCGAAGTCGGAATCCTCGCCGTAGTCGTCAATCCACTTCTGGATTTGCGCCTTGTTCGTAATGGCTACGTCGCGGCTGTCGATCTGCTTGTGATGCCAGCGGTGGCGAAGCCTGCCAAAGCACTCACGGAAGCGGCCCGTGTTCCTCGTGGGGTTGCCCCGGACGGACCAGATGATTTCGGTGTTGGCGTCGGTCAACGCGCCTTCCGTCGTCTCCCAGATCAGGTCCGGGATGGCGCTGGCTTCGTCGTAGACTACCAGGACCCGCTTGCCTTCGTTGTGGAGCCCAGCGAAGGCTTCCATGTTCCGCTCTGACCACGGGACCATATCGACGCGCCATGTGCGCTCGTGGGCCGGGTCAGCGGAACGGATCGACGTAGCGGCGAACGTGAACCAGTGCTTGCAGATCAGCAGGCGATACCACTTGGCAAGCTCTGCCCACGTCTTGGTGCTTAGCTGGTTCTCGGTGTTGGCGGTAACGACGCCCTTCATATCCTCGCATGTGGACATGGCCCAAAGGATGATCCACGCAACGTCCGCGCTCTTGCCGATGCCGTGACCACTGGCGATGGCCTCTAGGAACGGTTCGTGCGTCTTATTGCGTAGATGCTCGCCCATCTCGATAAGATGCTGGCGCTGCCATTCGTCGGGGCCTGACTTGTCCTTGAGCGGGCCGGGCTCTCCCCAAGGGAACGCGGCAAGCACGAAGCCTAGCGGGTCATGCGTGAAGCCGCCGATGAACTCGCGAAGCTCTTGCTCGGGGTCAGGCTTCCTTTGCGCGCTCACGAGCCCTCTGGATGCTTTCGGCCAGCGTAGTCAGGGTGACTTCGCCCGATAGCTCGGTCTGCACCTTGTCGCGCCACTCATCGGGCTTGCGGTTCTTCAGCCAGAAGATGGCCGCTGTGGTGTCGGGCGGGTAGTGTTCGACGTAGGGTGCGACCACGGGCTCAGTAGCGCCTCCGGGCATGAACATCTTAACCGCGTCGTGGCTGTAGCCTAGGGCTCGGCGATACAGGGATTGCTCTACGCGCTCGTCGGCTGTTTGCTTGCCAACCTTTAGGGCCTCGCAAAAGTCAGGGTGCGTGTGCTTCCAGCGATAGACCGTTGCCTCATCAATCTCGAAGAAGTCGGCCACTTCACGGTCTGTTGCCCCAAGCCCCGCGAGCTTCTCTGCCTGCACCACGAACTCCGGCTGGAACTTGGTCGGTCTGCCCATGGTCATGGCTGACAACTACGCCTTGTCTTCGCCGTTGATGTAGGCCTCGAACATCTTGGCGGAGTTGAGAACGAACTCGGGCTGTTCGCCTTCCTTGGCGATGTCTACGGCATACCCGAGGGCTTGGGTGCGGATGTTGATCCGTTCGTGGATGCAGAGGTCGTCATCCTTGGGCGGTTCGGGGAAGTCGATGACCATGCTTGTGGGTTCCTGATTAGGGGAGTGGCTAACTTAGCTTTTGTTGGGGTTGGTGGAAAGGGCGATCTGGCGTGCGCGATCCAACAAGAACGCGGCCACGGCGCGCGTGCTCGCCACATACACATTATCGGTCGAGCCGGTCGAGTCTATCGCCCAGCCTGTAATCTCTATTCCGTCCGTGGCTTGGTTCCACACGATGGTTGGATCAATCGACGGGTGCGACGGACCGGTTACTTTAGGCTCGGGTTCCGCCTCAGCCTGTCTCAGCGCACTAGCGCAAACAGCTTGGATTTCGTCGGGCGCAAGCTCTAGCGGGTTGGCTAGGCCTTTGGCCGCGAGCTTGGCTATGTCTGGGGAGGTTTCTGCGGTCATGACAGAGCCTTGGCCACAACGATGGCGACTGAAATCCAGAACCACGCGAGGGCGATCATTGCTACGGTCCAGAAGATGGCTATGGGGCGGTCTGGGCGGGGTTGGTTGCTGGTCATTCTGGTAGCGGGGATTGGGGGCTGACAATCACGCGGCCCTCATCATCAACAAGTAGCGGGACGTACTTTCCTTCGCGGGTGATGCCGTGCGCCACCGCTTCGACCATGCAGCGGGTGGTTTCCACCCCCCATGGATAGTCTTTCGTTTCGGCTGGTTGGGTCATGCCTATACGTTCCTGGCTGCGATGTGGGCTGCACATGGTTCGTGGTTTTCAACCATGCCGTAGCGGCCAACAGCCCATCCGAAGGCGAGCGCGGCGATGAAGCCAAGCGGAATCCATGGGATGGAGATGTCAGGACGGGTCATTGGTCGTTCCAGCACTGCCCCAGCCCTGATCGTTCCAGCCGTCTAGCCAGTGTTCCCGGCACGCATGGCGGCGATACGGGTTGGCTTCCTCGTGAAGGCCGTCAGCACGGGCTTGTCGTCCCTCGCTGTAGGCTATCGCGCCCATTGCTCGCCAAACGTCTGGGCGGTAGCTCATCGTCTCATTCCCTTTAGGGTAGGATAACATTGTTCGCTTGTTCGGGCTAGCGCCCTCTCGACGCACCCGTGGTCTGATGTGTCTAGCGTTGTGCCAGGCCCTTACGCGCGTTCGATCTCGTCAACATCGGCGTAGAGATAGCCCAGGCGGTCGCTCCACATGGCAACCTCACCAACCGTGCTCCCTTCCGCCTTGCGAGGGGCGGCCACAATCTCCAAGACCTCATCCGCGCTGCCGATCCTCTTCACCCTGTCCCCCACCTTCAGGGGCTGTTCCTTCTTGGTGATGGTGGCTTTGTCGAGGATGGCGCGGTCGAGCGTTCCGTCGTTGTCGGTTTTCGCGTCCGTAAAAGACACGTAGGTTTGGCTGTCGCTGACCCGCGTCACCGTCGCATCAAACGTCACCGTGACGTGTTCGCCAACCTTGAGGGTTCGCCAGTCGATTTTGTCGGTCATTGTCCTGCCTCTTGCTTGAGTCCTTGGGCCGCCAGCACATAGACCCGTGACGGCTTCTCTGCGTGTTCTTCCCTGATAAGGGTTGAACGGCTTATGCCCATCCTTTTGGAGAACTCTACTTGAGAGAGGGAAAGGGATAGACGGGTGGATCGGATAGGGTTGGGGGTCATGGCTAG